TCATCTCAAAAACTTCCTGATCGATTTCTACATATCGCTCCGCAAGTTTATAATCCGTAGAAAGTTCTTGAAGATCGGCGGCGATTTCTTCGAGACGGACTTCAAGTCCCTGACATTTATCTTTGAACTCTTCCATCTTACTTGTTTTTTATTAATATTAAAAATAACTTAAGTTCTTATTTTTCAACATTTTGAAGACTCGTTTATTGTTTTCCACATGACTACCTTCACCATTGTTTTGAAAGAGAGCGTCCGATCCCATACCATATGAATACTGGCGAATCATACCAAGATTCATGTCTTTGTTAAATACACTTTTTTTAGAGATACCCATCTTAGAAAGTAGATTACTGACGATTATGTCATCATTATACGTGAGCTTGTAAAAGTCTAAAAATATATCCTTCATACCTCTTAACCATTTCATATCCAAAATAACACCACCATAACTTTCCGTAACATCTATAGACTCTCCATCGTAACGTCCCACCCGTCCATTGTTTTGAATATATTCATCTATACGGAACCCCGAAAGACACCAACACGATGAATCATTCTTGTAAAGTTCGATAAGTTTGGTCGAGAGGTTGACGGGATACTTTGTATCATCATTCACGACAATCACAACATCAGCATCACACTTCTCAGAATTGGCCGGTCCCATATACATAGTTCCTGGTCCGTAGTCAACACACCTATTGATGACGACTTTTGAGCATATAGAAAAGTCTGGGACAACAACTTCCACGTCGGGGAATCGATTATACTTGTACGGTATGTTTACCCATATTTCATCAACGTATTGATGTTTTTCCAAATCATACACAATCGCTGGAAGAGTTTTAAAACGGGATGGTATACTCGTCAAACTTATAATTGTCTTCATTACTATAATTAAAGGGGTGTCCTTTATATAGTTATATGAAGATCTCATACGCCGTTTGTGTCTGTAACGAACATGTGGAGCTTAATTCACTTCTCTCATTTCTCGTTAAAGTCGTCGACAAAGAAGACGAGGTCAACATTCTCGTTGACAGTGGTAAAGTTACCGAAGAGGTAAGATCTATACTAAAAAAGTTCGAAGACAGGATTGTTGTAAATGAGCGTACATTCTGTGGAAACTTCTCTGAACATAGAAATTACCATATCACGAAGTGTACTGGTGACTACATTTTTGTTTTAGATGCTGATGAGATTCCCCAAGAGTTACTCATCAAAAATATTAAAAACTTTGACTCAGATATTTTAGTCGTACCCAGAATCAATATCATACCTGGATATACAGAAGAATGGTGTAAAAAATTGGGTTTCAATGTAAATGAAATGGGGTGGATCAATTGGCCAGATTATCAAGGTCGTTTATTCAAAAATAATGGAAAAATCAGGTGGAGTCGAGGACTTCATGAACGTCTCATTGGTTCCGATAAAGTCAAGAGCATTCCAGCGAATCCACAGTTCTCCCTATGGCACATTAAATCTGTTGAGAAACAGGAAAAACAAGACACATTTTACAATAACTTAAAAAAAAATTAACATCATCTTATAAAGATGTGGTGGCCTCTTATGGATGCGGCTATTACAGAGAATGATAAGAAAAGTCTTATCGATTTTATTAGTTCCACAGATAGGTATACATGTGGGAGAAAGGTAAAAGAGTTTGAAGACGCGTGGAGCAATTGGTTAGGTTGTAAGTACTCATTGTACGTGACATCTGGAAGCACCGCAAATCTTCTACTCATGTCGGCAGTGAAAGAGTTATATCAGATCCCGGATGGATCGAAGGTTCTCGTACCCGCATGTACTTGGGTGACAAATGTCTCTCCAGTATTTCAACTTGGTTTAGAACCTGTATTCTGTGACGTGGAATTGGAAAAATACAGCTTCGACTTGGACACTTTGCCTGAAGAAGATATCAAAATCGTATTTATTACTCATCTACTCGGACTCAGCGCACCCGTCGAAGCTCTTAAGAAGAAGTATCCTAACGCAATTTTTATAGAAGATATCTGTGAGTCGCATGGAGTGAAAGCACCTAATGGTACGAAGCGTGGTAGTACCGGTACAGGAAGCACATTTAGTTTTTACTATGGTCATCATATGACCACTATTGAAGGTGGTATTATTTCAACCGATAATGAACTCTTATATGAGCTCATGAAAATCAAGAGGAGTCATGGTATGGCTCGTCTTCTTTCACCTAAATATTATAATGAAGCGATCAATAAACATCCAAACATTGATCCAAGTTTTCTCTTTCTTACCGACGGATTCAACTTCAGAAACACAGAACTTAATGCAGTTCTTGGTATTGAACAATTGAAGAGGCTTGATCAAAATATCGAAACGAGGCGTAGAAACTTTGAGTGCTTCATGAAACAATTGGACCCGGAGCATTTCTATGTTCCATATAATGATCCAGGAAACAGCAGCTTCGCTTTACCCTTCATCTGTAAAAATAAGGAAGATATGCCCAAACTTAAGATTATTTTTAAGGAACTTGGCGTTGAATACAGACCCGTAGTATCCGGAAATCTACTCCTTCACCCATTTCTAAAAAAATGGAAGGATACCGTTAAGGTACCTAATGCGAATATTATCAATGATAATGGAGTGTACATAGGTAACAGTCAATTTGTAACCGAAGATATGATACTTAAAGTGTTTAAAGCAATTAAAACACTTACTTAAAGATGGAATAATATTATAATTTACAATGAGGGTAATTGTGACCCTAACCAGTATACCATCTAGGGAAAAAAATGTTATAAAGACGGTGAAATCTATACAAAATGGTACAATTTTACCAGATTGTATATATGTAAATTTATCAAACTATTATCCCAAGTTCAAAAAGTCACCATCCGAAGACGTCGTACGCGAACTTAAATCAATGGGAGTTATCGTAAACATGAGTGATGAATATGGAACACTTAATGACATCATACCAATCTTGAAGACAGAAAAAGATTCAATTGCAGTAATTGTCACCGATAACGCAGAATATTCAAAGTACTTTCTAGAATATTTACTAAAAGGATACGACGAATTTGGGTGTGCAGTTGGTTATTCGGGAATATGGTACCCGGAAAGAGTGATGAATGCATATGGTAGGCTGGGATACGTCGTTTCTGGTACACACGGTGAAAGAACAGATATATTGGAGACAACTCTCGGATTTCTTATACCGATGAATCAATTGAAAGTACCTGAAGAACTTGATATAGAGCCGATGAAAGAACCAAAACCTATATACTTTTCAAATGATTATGTGTGGTCTAGATTTTTAGATAAGAAGGTATTCATAAAGTATGACAAAATAGGTAGATACAACGACGACTTTTCTAAGATATTCACTCCAGTGGAAGCACAACCAGAGCATTCGTTATCTGGTGAAGGAAATAACCTGTCAAATTTTTTCAAGTCGAGAACACATAAAATTTTCAGTGGACTCAGTCCTCGTAGTTAAAGTTAATAATGTATATGTATCTAGTATGTATGCAGCCATAGTAACAGGTCCGAACGGCCAAGATGGGTCTTATATATGTGAAATTCTTCAAGAGAAGGGGTATCACCTCATAAAGTTTCAAGGAGATGTGAGAAACTATGATGAAATCTACACCACTATTCAAAGTTGCGTAGATTTTGAACGTGTAGAGGTGTATAACCTAGCGGCCAAAGTCCATGGATCCTCACCAACCGAGACATTTCAGGTAAATACAATAGGAATCCTCAATATTATGGAAGCAGTCAAAAACACCGGAGAGAAGTCAAAGTATAAGATTTTTCAAGCTTCAAGTTCTGAAATATTTGGAAACTATCATGAAAGTCCACAAACCGTGTATACACCACGAGCACCTCGTAGTATGTATGGACTATCAAAAGTAATAGGAGATTCTCTAGTTAAACGCTATAGAGAAAACGAAGACATTTACGTGTGTTCGGGTATCTTATACAACCATGAATCACCTAGAAGACCCGATATATACGTTACACAAAAGATTGTCAAAGGTTTACAATCTGGGGAATGTTTCCAAATTGGGAATCTTGAATCAAGGAGAGATTGGGGTCACGCAAAGGATTACGTGGAAGCCATGTGGCTCATGCTTCAACAAGAATGCCCAGATGATTACATCGTCGCCACAGGTAAATCACATTCTGTACGGGAATTCATAGAAATCACCGTACACAAGATGGGTAAAAAAATCGTGTGGTCTGGAAAAGGACAACATGGTGAGGGTCGAATAGATGGTAAAATTATTGTGAAAGTGTCTGAAGAGTTTTATAGACCAAATGATACGAATGTACTCATCGGAAATCCCTCAAAGTTGGAATCGATTGGGTGGTCTAGAAAGTATACTCTCAACGATCTCATTGAAGAGATGCTATTCCCTCCTTCAGAGTAATCTCTGGTTTCCAATATTGTAAGATAAAATCCCGTGGTTCGTTGAATCTGTCATGCGTATTCATCTTCTTCTCACTCGGTCGCACATCATCACAAATATGCTTGGCGACATCTTTGATCTTGGTCGATTCAAAGCTCGTGATATCAACAGAGTCTGTTTTTAGTCGAATGTCTTCATAGTTGTCCATGACAATTGTAAGACATTTTGCACAATCATCCGTGTGTAAAAATTGTCTCTCCTCCTCTCCATCTGTCATCAAGTCTATATACCCTTTCGTCTTGTATTTGTGAATCATATCAGTTATGACATGAGACTTTTCAGAAACATTCTCAGGTCCATAGACATTCCAAAATCGTGCAGACAAACCACCCAATTTTCTAGTGTAATGTTCACCCACATATTTTAAAGTTCCATACACATTGTCCATGTTAAACATCGTACTCGAAGCGAATATAAACTTTTTGTCTTTGAGGAGATTAAATGTGTTTATCATGATCATATTGTTCCTATTTATGAAATCCAAATCCACGTCCCATATGTATTTTGCACCACCGACGTCATACGCAAGGAAGTATACAAAATCAGACTCATCGATTGCATTCTTGAGTTTGTAGATGTTCAACGAATTACTTAAGTCGTGATCATTTGTTAATTTGATGTCCCATCTAATAATTTCGTGACCACATGATTCGAGATACTTACATAATGAAGAACCTATTACACCTTCAGATCCCAGTACAAGTATCTTCATATATGTACCACCCATTAGTCCTTTAATTAAAATCTATATATAATTCAAATGAACAACAGCGCGATGAACAACACCGCAAGCTCTGCCACAGCTCCAGGCAACAACAAGATGTCTCGTATATCTAATGCTGTCAAAAACATGGGTAACGCCCGCGAAACTCTCGACATTTCATGGAATACCATAGGTGTCATCACTCTACTTGGTGCCGCGTACATGATAGCGGCGTCTATCGGTATCAACACCTTCTCCAAGTGTGAGAAGTTCAAGGGTAAAAGGCTCCAAGAAAATCTCAACAGTGTTCTCGTCGCTACTCTCGGTATCGCTCTAGCGATTCCATTCACTCTTTCCATGACCAAGATGTTCAGTAATGAGATGCCTGTCTTCCTCCTGACCTACGCCATCATGGGTGTCATCGGTACATCGATTGCTCTCAACTGGACTGTCAACTGTGAAGGTGAGAACAAGAGTAACACGACAACAATTGGTGTAAGCCTCGCGTCCTTCATTGCCACGCTGATGTTTGGCATCTTTTTAATAGTTCCTAAGGGTAAGCTGAACCTTGAATGAAGCCAATAGCTATTAATGTTTATATTCTCATGATGTTCGTGTCCTATGTGATTCGTAGGACAGGAACATTTTCAATGGAAGAAAAAGTTAAAATGATTGAATTTTTAAGTTATATGGCAGCCCATCCCGACTCTAGAATAGAGGCACATGAGGGTGGAGCGATTCTGTTAGAAGAAGTGATGCGATGCCAACCATCGCAAGTCGGCCATTTACGAGCTCCGTCTCAGGCTTCCAAAAACCCTGAACATATCCCTCGTCTTTAGGATTCGCCGCTGTTCCGAGAAACGCCAAACTGGCAACAGCGACAGAAAGTCCGATGTTATCATGAAACTGAGTACTGATAGAATTACCAGTCATGACTTCGTCAATAACAGCCGATGTGAACCCAATCATCGCAGCGCGACCATTCACGCGCTCAGCGATAGAAAAATAATCATTTGGGCGCTCAACTGGCATAAGAGTGGGTCCCTTGATAGAAGAAGTGGTCTTCTTGGCAAACACCTTCTTGGGTGTAGGGGTTGGCTTCACGGATGCACGAATGAGAGAGCTCATTACTGATTTACTCACGGGGCTTCTCCTTAAGTAAGATCTTGTTTAAAATGTACAACTGGACAATCAAACCTGCTGACGTGTAAATAGTTGTGGCGTTGAGACCATATTTACGATATTGATACACAAGCCATAAAAAACTTGTCAACAAACCTAGAATGATTGTATTTTTCATCTCCAGTCCAATCTCATCAATCTCACGCACCTGTTGATACATCTGAACAAGACCTAGACCCATCGCGACACTCGAAATAATTTCATCCATTTATAATATATACAGAATATAAATGGAACACATATTACAAAAATTTGCCGGAAAGATTGATGCTCAAAGTCTTGTCAAAACTGTCGAAGAACTCAAAACTGAGTATGTCGACGACGGACTTACCAAGGAAGATATTCCACCCATTCTCGGTCGTCTCATGATGGAGAGTGCGAAATTCAAACAACTGCCAGGACCCCAAAAGAAGAAACTCGTCATCAACGTGTTGTACCACTTCATCGAACAGATTGATAAGGGTCCAGAAGATAGTGAGTTTGAAATTGTTCTCAAAAGTATGGTTCCACCAATGGTTGATAGTTTTGCCGCCATGATCAAAGCGAAAAAACAAATGGCAAAATGCCTACCCTGTCTCGCTTAAGGAGTAGCCACGTAGTCAGAATAGTATGCGTTTCCCTTCACTAGAGGTGATGATAAAATATGGAATATATACAGTGAAAGAACTTGAACGATTCGCAAAAGGACTTACACCAAAAAAGAAGATTAACATCCTAAGTGAGTGTACAAAATGTGATTTTGTATACGATGGACCGATTTGTGTGAATTGCCACCCATGAAGTACTGTACGGTGACGAGTTATATGTCCAAGGGACCCGTCGTCACCAGTAACAATCACATGTGCGCCGAACGACAACTTATACGGAGATTATACCGAGAGTGCCTCAAGAGAGGAAATAAACCCCATCAATTTACGGAATGGTTACATAGAAAACATGGAGAATTGGTCATCGAACGTAAAAATATTTACGGAGATGCTATATCATTACCATGTGTTTTATGTAGGAAAGCCATAGAACGCCTCGATATACGATGGGCAGCACATGATGGTGAAAAATGGGTCCACAGTAAAAAAACAGAATGTTTACCATGTTCAATACCAACTGCAAAACAAAAAAGAATGTTAGGTTTTGGGTGTAATAACCAGACCCAAAGCTGACTCTAAGTTATTATGACTTCGTTTTAGTGGTTTAGATCTCTTTAGTTTTAGCGCGTTGTTATCTGACGATGCATTCTTTATTTCATTCATTCTTTTCGTGTTTGAAACAAAGGGTACAATATTTTTTTCGTATGGTTTATTGTCAACCTCTTTAGCTTTACCTTCATCTAAAGTTTGATTTTTTCTAAAATCTTCGATCGTCATGTCACCACCAAACTCTTTCAATCTAAACCTATCAGGTGCAGGTTTTACAGAACCAATCTGATTGAACATTTTTTTGCGCATCATCACAATATTTCCACATATTAAACCACCTCGACTCAATCCATATTTATCAATAGCATACGATTTCATACAACTCCAGGAACAAAAATTTCCAGATGTATGAAATATATTTCTTCTTTCATCATGTCTAAATGGCATACTTAAAGGTGTACTATCAAAATCGTGACAACACCACCAACACCACATAATTCATTAAATTATTTTTTCTTTAATTACTATAAGATGTTCAGGAACGTTAAAACAAATATGAACACAAACTTCAACAACTCATCATTTTCAATAGCTCCCTATTTATTTTTGATATTTTTATTTTGTCTCATGGTGAGTGTTGCAGTCATGATCATATATTTAGAACGAAAACGAAAAGAAGTTATAATTAAACAAATCAAATCCACCAACGAACGAATGATCGATATACAAAAACAATTAAGCGATCACCGTTCTAATATTTATGCTGGTGGAGCCTCATATGGTTTGACTGAGGAAGATATAAATACTGAAATCTTGAATCCAGATATTTTATGTGCCGTATATCCCGAAAACAATTCCTGCAATGGTGAATTTTATGAACTGAAAGACGGATGTTGTCGCCTAAAAAGTAATGCAGATGAACTCGCCAAAGAACAACATCGTGAGATGATCAAGTCTATGATGGTGGAAGTTGGTGTAACACTGGTGGCCGAAATTATAATTACATCGGTATTACCACGAATTGGTAACCAGATATTAAAAGGTCTTAGTAGTAAAGTACTCGCAAAGGTTATTGGTAAAGCCGCTAAGATGGCGGTAGTTAAGTTAAGTGTGAAGTTAGCTGCCATGACCGCGAGAATTTTAGTAAAATTAGGTTCTGGACCAGTTGGATGGGTTCTTCTTCTGTTTGATATGATAAGTATCGGGATGGACATTGCAGACATCAATAATTACAATAGTTTCCTCGAAAACAAGATGAATGTAGAAACACGTGACGTATTGGTGTACAAATATTACGAAGCAATTAAGGAGGATGGAGGTGATTTCCCAGTTTTATTCCCTTATTCTTTATTGTTCCCCGATGAATCTACGAAAGTCATGGAAGAAGTTAATCTTAAAATGATGACTGATTACATATTAGAATTCACAGAAATTGAAGGTGGAATAGAATATTTAGCAGACCTGTTCACAGGTGTAGCAACATCAGAAACTGAAGGTACTGACATGCCTGAAGAAACACCCGAAGAAATGGAAAAAGGTCTCGATGTCATGGGTAGATTTTTCGATCGCGTGAGAGATAAACATCACGTCAAGTTGGACAAATATACATTTGATCTGTTACAAAATGAAATTCCACAAAGTAGGAAAGATGACATCATCTTCATAGAGAGTATGTCTACAAGAGCGAGCACCGGTATAGGTATTAGTGAACAAGCAGCTATAAAATGGAACCAAGAAAAACGAGAAGATTGGTTTCAATATTTAGATCCATTCTTTCCACCAAATATTCCAGAACCAGATTGGGTACCACCAATGATGGCTGTATACACAGATAAATATCTCGCACCAAATCTAATAAATCCAGGTACAGAAAATCAACCCAATCTTGTTTATAAAACATTATCAAAACCAGTGACATTGGCGTATCCGTTTGGACCTTTAGTAACAAATTGTGAAAAGGAGAGAACGAGTGCTAAATATAAAGAACCCATAAATCCCGTAGATTTCGGTGTAAAGTTCGATGGTGTAAAAGGTATATGTGAATTCACAAGAAATTACTGTACGAGATATGGCATTGATTTTAAACGCAAAACTTGGAAAGATGGAACTGAATATACAGATTGTGAAATAAGCCCGGGTCAGGAAGTAGCTGAAGCGATATTTGGTACTACCGTAACTAGAAAAGCAAAACAATATTGGAACGACCCTGGATCAATCCCTACCGATCTCGAAGATACATTTAATCAACGTAAAGAACAACATGGAGAAGCTGCAGCAGTTGCTTTGACCATTTTTGATCCATTCGGATTTAAAGAAGGTTTGGTTAGTAATTTTGCTGAACAAATGGCGGGTAGAGATAAGTATTGTGTGACAGGTGATACATGTAAATATTTTACAGCAGATCATA